TGATCATCTGTAGACACAGAGTTCAGCATCATTGGAATATCTTGAATCAGTTCTGGTTCTTCTAACATTTTGATAGATAAATTCATATCCGGAGCGAAGAATGGAAGAATCTGCTCCATAATTTGAAGATTATCTTCAACTGTCTTTGTATAAGAGTATAGATTGAACGAAACTACATATGGGACTGGTGTATAATGATATACAGAACGTGTAGATGTAGTAGCAATAGTCTTCTGCATCTTATTCAACTGCCGCGATGGATCATAAGTTATACCAGTTAGTTCGGCAGAAAGACGAGGAAGAACTAACATAGTATCTTCGTTCAATCCTGGATCTTGCATGAGACGAACTAAGAACTTTTCCTTCGATAGAAAAGAAATAGGAACGTTGACAATCTTTCGAGTTACTCCATCTTCATCTCTTGTTCTAAGAAATACATTTGAAAAGAGACCACAGAATGCAATAACTAAATTGCGAGTTGTGCCATGGTAAAAAGGAACTTTCGTGATCAAGATTATGCTCCAGCGAATGGATCTTTATCAGAGAAGTCCATGATTTTTACAAATTCTGCTTTGATTGCTTCGTTATCACCAAAGCCGCGCATATCGTCATATTCCTTAGATACTGAGTAGTCTTCGAGCAAGGTATAACCACCAGTTTCAAGTTCCATTACACCAGAACCATCTTCAAGAAGTATACACATATCCAATCGGTTTAGATTTGCCATATAATAAGCGTCAACCTCTTCATGACCTGTAGCGAATGTTTCATTGTTGAACTGAATGAGTTCTGCACGGAGAGTCCATACATATTTCTTATTCAACTGATAATAACCTGGTTCTTCGTCCTCAATAAAAACGATTTGATATAATGATTTAGAATATGGCAAGAATATCAGATCACCCTCGTTTGGTCTCCATGCTACTTTAACATCTCTAGTCGGCGGCACGATCGGAACTACTATTTCTTTATAACGTCGGCGTGACACAATAAACGACATTGTATCTCTAATTTCCATACCGAACTTAGCTAACATTTCAGATTGGCCACCGGCACCTTGGAAATCAAGTATATACATAGGAATAGATGCATAAGAATCAAAAGAAGATAGTACATCTTCTCCAAAAATCTTATCTAATTTATTAATAGTTCTTGGAATATAGATTACATCTAATCCGGCGATCTCAATCGCTTCGATGTTGAGATCTTCTACTAGATTTTGTTCTGATGCATAACCAGTGTTAGCATTTTGGAAGTATGGATTAACTGGCATTTTGTAGTTTTAAGTATTCTTGACGGACAGAATTATACTGTGCTTTACAAGATTCTAAAAGTATAATTAGTCTTTCTGCTCGGGCAGCTTCCCCGATAAGAAATTCTGCATCGGCTCTATAAAGCTCTTTTCCTGTACTTCCTGTACAGGTAGGCTCAGG